TGAGACAAACTTTTTATAAAAAATAAAAATTTTGTTATCCTTCTCAATAGTGTAAAAGCACCCTAAAGGGCATTAGACATATTTGACAATTACATTTCTGTAATGGTTAGTCTATTTTTATTGAATTTTGTATCCATCTGCTAAAAGCCGTTAAATGTGATACAAGCCCAAGATTTTCTATCACAGAAAATGGATAGGGTGCTTTTACATCACTTGGAAAGAATTAGTTATAAATTTTTATTTTTATAGAAAGTTTGTCTCATTTTTCTTTCCGGTCGGTGTAATTAACTTATTACTTCATATATATATATATATATATATAGTAGTATATATCAATATATTATTACTTCCAGTTTCAATTAATTATGTCTTATAAGGTGTAGGTAAATTTTGAGTATTATTTTGTTTTTCATATTGATTTAATGATGGACAAGGTATATATCCATTAGGATTATGAGTATAGTTACTATATTGTCCTAAAGTATTATAACAAGGGAAACAATTATTTGCAATACAAATTGTAGCTAATCTATTTTTTGCTCGACGATTTGCAATAGATGACGCACCTACACCTCCAGTTCCAGGTTTATATTTATTATATAAATAAGTATTACTATTACAAGTAATATTACCACCCGGATTAAATTTGGTACTTCTTCTGCCACCTACACCAACATTTTTTTTATATAAAAATCCAGGAAAATTAGTTGAACTGCCATACCAGAATTGTCCATTAGAGTTACTTCCATTTCCAAGACGAGACATTATATATATTTACTTTAAAAAAAAGTGGAGAAAAAGTTGTGTAAAAGAATTAGTTGTAACTTGTCCTAAAAATATAAAAAATTGTTGTTTTCACTTTTCTTAAACTTGGTTTTAGGATATTTTTCTAGTAGGTATTTCATTAGAAACAATATAAATAGAATTTTCAGTAATAACAATGTATTCTGTTCCAGACTTATAAAATTTTGCGATAGTACTTGTGTATTCATCTTCGCTCTTAACAAGTAATTTTTCTCCATTTTCTCTAGCTCCAATAAGTGCTTTTTTATCTAAAGAAGGAGTCCAATAATCCAACATAATTGGCTTATCATCAACAATGGCAAGTTTAGCAGCATGTTTCATAGTAACATCAGATGGTAACCTGTAATTAAAAGTATTTTCAGTCTTTTTTTCTACAGACATTTTATATAAATTTAATTTATAAATCTTTAAATACTTATATAAAAAATATATAAATAAATAAAAGTAAAATAAATAAAAGTAAAATAAAAGAGAATAATATAATGAATATATTAAATAAAGATAATAACTTTTCATTATCAAATTCTGATAATTACAAAAAAGATTTTGATTGTGATATAACTAAAATAACAAACACATATTTACAACTAATTATTGAATATGGTAAATTTATTAATGAAAATATTAAAGTAAAAAATAATAATTTAGCTAAATTTATTATTATTAGAGGTTTAGATACTATAACAAGTGTGTTTAATTATATATTATATAGTACAAAAAATATAGATTTAGCATATTATCATTGTCAAAAATCATTTTATTTTTATATAGAATTTGTAGGTCAAATAACAGAAGATGATAAAATTTTTTTACAATTAACAACAAGGGATGCATCAACTTATGTTTATAAAAAAACAATTTTTGATATAAATAACGAACTAAAAAAGGCAAATGAAAATACAACAAAAGAGTTTACATGTAAAATTGATATTATTTCTAATTATATAAAAATATTTCAAACATATTTTTTAAAAATAATTCAGACAAATAACATTATAAATATTATAAATGAAATAGATTATATAAACGAACTATGTATGAGTTTAAATAATTTAAATAAAAAAACAAAAATAGTATATTTTGAAAAAATAACAGATAAATTATATTATAAAATAGATAATATTAAAAAGTTTTTTGAAATTAATCACCTTATTATAAAAAACTTAATAAAAAATCCAGAATCGTTGAATAAAATACATGAAAAATTAAATTTAGAAATATTTGATGAAAAAATAAACGAGTCAAATAACAAATTTGTATTGTGGTTAATATCTTAATTTATTAAAAATAATCACTATTAATATCATCAAGGTCTATAAATATATTATTATTATCATTATTAATTATTTTTGAAACATAATATGAGAAAGTAGAGCCAGATTTATTTATAAAATTATAATTTCCTATAAATATATTATTGCAATACTTTGATATTAATAAGTCAATAATAGCATTTTTTTCTCTTTCATTAAATATTTTTGTAGGTAATAAATAATTATAATTATTTTCTGTTAAAAATTGTATAACATTATTTGTGGAATTACCTGATAATATTATAGTTTGTTCATCTTTATCAATAAATTTTTCTATATAAGAAATATATTTGTGTTCAAGTATATTTTTAAATTCTAATTTGTTCATTTTATTTACTTGAGACCAATGGTCTATAGCATCATCTTCAATTCTTAAATGTACAACATTTATTTTATTTTGTAAAGTTAAATCAATATCTTCAAAAATATGGTCAAAAATTTTTTGTGATTTTTCCAAATAATAAGAATTATAATGAATATTAGTTAATATGTCATTAAACATTTCATTATTTTTGTTTACACAAAGATGATTTAAATTGTAAGTTGCATTTAAAATATCAAAACAAATGTCATTTTCTAAATATTCATCATATATTTCTTCTATTTCATAATTTTGAATTTTATAATATACAAAAAGTTTTTTTGGTTCATTATAAACAGGGTCACCTGCCAATTCATTTAATTCTGTATTTTTATTTATGTATAAAACATTGTTATTAAAAAATTTTTCTTTAATATGTTGAGTAATATCTATTTTAATTTCATTTGTTCCATATTTAACATTAAGTAATTCAAATTTTGCATCGTATTTATCAAAAATTAAAACATTATATTTACTAAATAAATAATTATTTATTTTAGGAATATCAAATATATCTGAACATTGTGTATAATTTTTTTTAGAGATGTCATTTAAAAAATAGTCTAAAACAACAACTTTTTCTCCATTTTCATAAGCTTTAATTATAGAATTAACTAACATAAATATTTGATTTGTGAGACCACAAAAAGGCAAATTAAGTCTGGAATAATACATAATTATATTATATAAAAATATTTTAATTTACTAATTTAAATTATTTTTCATTTAATTTTATATTTTTTAATTTATGACTAAAATTATTTTAATTATAATTTAATTTTGTATATCAATTATTATATTTTTTTTACAAACTTTTTTCTTTTTTATTTTGATATCTTCGTTTATTTTTATATTTTTTTGAAAAATATTTTTATATTCATCATGTAAAATATTTTTAAGAAATTCATAAATAATCATAAGTACATTTTCATCACATCTTCCAACAATTAAAACACTTCCAGTTCTAAAAATCATAAAAGATACTTCTTTAATATTTTTATTTTCTTCTAAATTTTGACATCCATTTTGTATACCAATATCTGGGTTATAATAAAATTTACATTGTATTCCAGGATAAGAGCATGGGTCATAAATAGCTTGAATATTGTATTTCAATTTTAATATATCATATAAAGATTCTCTGTTTATATAAAATCCACAATTAAAATTAGAATTAATGAGAACAGTTTCACTGCTGTTTTCTTTATAACTTAAAGGTAATTCCATATGCGGTTGCATAATTTCTAATAATTGTTTTAGAATCATATCAAATGCAATGTCACTTTGTACTCCAGGAATTTCTAATTTACCAGTATTAAATACTTTTACATGAAATTCCTTGAATATATCTTCTATTTTCATTCTTAGTATTAATACAAAGCAATTGTAAAATGCGCTCTTCTTTTTGCATCTATAACTTAAAATATCTTTTTTTGAAATTCCAATACTAACTTTTCGTGTATCTTTAAATTTAATTCTACCTGTAGGGTTATCAATATGCGTAATGATATGTTCTTCATAATAAGATTCATTAGCAAGTTTTGATTGAAGACTTTCTAAATCTTCTGTAATGAGTGAATTAAACTTCATTTGTTTTTTTACAACACCATTACATGGTTGAAAATAAGGAATAATAGGTATTTTCCAAAATACTTCTTTTAAATCAACTGGTGTGTTTAAATAGGCTATATTAGTTTTTGTTGAAATATAAATATTACTCGCTTTAGGAGTTTCTGTATATAAAGTAGATGACAAATCTGCAGATACTAATTCTTCAGTTGTTTCACTATTTGCATTATTTTCATCATCAGATGATATATCATCATCACAATTAGATGATATAAAATTTTCCCATTCATTGTCTATATTCAAAGCCATTACTATATTTCAAACTATATCTTTATATTCTTTATATTAATTTTATTTCAATTATTTTCTATTCTTTATAATATAAAGAATGTTATCTTGTAAAACATCCATCATAAATGAAAGAAGTATAAAAATACCAATTAAGCAAAACTTATCTACAACTATGGAGATAGAAAAATCAAAAAATGAATATAGTTTTAATCAAAACTTTTTTGACCCATCTAAAAGTTCACCACCAAATGATTTTATGAATAAATTAAAAATAAGAATGAAAGCATATAATTATTTTGTAGATAATAAAGATGATAATTTTGTTAATGAATAATAGATTAAAACGTTATTATTTTGTATTTGAGAATGCATCAAGTTTTCAATAAAATTCAAAAATTCATAATTCAAATATTTAAAATGGTTTCGAATAATATAATTAAGAAAATCTTTCATTATATTTTTTTTATCAATATTATAATTAATACTAATATTGTGTATATAAGATTTTATAAATTTAATATTTTCTTTTTCTAATAATTTTTTAAGGAGAGAATTCCAAACATCATTATCTATTATGTTAATTTCTTCTTCTTTATATTTAACTAAATCTTGATTAGATTGCATAAAATTTATCATACTCCTAATATCCGATTTATACAATTTTTGAATAGATGATAAAGTTTTTTGAGACATATTTAATTTCTCACTATTAGAAATCATTGTTAAAAAATCTATAATTTCATCTTTAGGTAACTGATTAAATCTTAACCGAATAAATTCATTTTGTAATCCTTCATCGATTTTGCTTATATAATTACAAATTAAACAAAAACGAACATTACTAGAATAACTATGTAATAAATATCTTAATGCTTGTTGAGCATTTTTTGTCATATAATCTACTTCATCTAAAATTACAAACTTCATACCATTATTAAATAATGGTTTTGAATTCACAAAATAATTAATTTGATTTCTAATAATATCTATACCTCTCTCATCAGATGCGTTTAAATGAATAATTAAGTCTTTATTTTTATTGTTCAACTTTTCTTGATAAGATGTAATTAAGTTTATAATTGTTGTAGTTTTACCTGTACCTGGAGGTCCATAAAATAACAAAT